AGAACTCCACCGTCTCCCAGTTCGAAAAGGGCAACTACCAGCAGGTTCTGGTGGCCGGTGCCATGCGCGGGCTGCTGGGCGAGCAAAAGGCCGTCATCGCTTTCAAGCCCGGCGACGGCCCCTCACGCCTGCACGTGTGGGAGACCAGCGACACCGACCTCAAGCGTCTCAATCACGACCTCGTGAAGGGTGGCCTTGAATACCACACCCTGATTCCCACCCCCAATGGAACCCGGGTGATGATCTGGGAAGCCAAAGGCGACAAAGCCACACTGGCGCGCGTCAAGGCAATGGCGACCTTCCACCATGCCAAGCTCACCTCCATCAACGGCCACGGCCAGATGCTGGGAAGCTGGGACTCGCGGGAGGAGGGCCGTAAAGCCTATGAGCGTGTCATTGCCACTTGGGGCAAGAGCAATCCGCAGGCATACAATCGCTGGAAATCCGATGTGCTGTCCAAGTGGGCCTTCGGAGCCAACAAGTCCATCAAGGATCGTTTATGACCGACAAGCAGAAGACCACCGAATTTCCTCCCCCGAACCCGGGTGAGTCGATGGATGCCTACTTGCACAGAGTTCGCGTCCACCCGGACACCAAAAATCCCGTGGTCGCCACGGAGGCCGACGAGGAGGAGGTCCGGAAAAACACCGAGACCTACAAGGACCACGGCTTCGTGATCACCAAGAAGTAGCCGCGCGTTACTCCTGAGCTAGAATTCCGGGCACCTCAGCAGTGCCCGTTTTCATTTCAGGAGTCCCCATGGCAGCTTCCGCGCAGCAAGTCCCGGTCAAGAAGTCCGACAGCAAGAAGCGCATTGTCTGGGCCGAGGTCTATGCCCCGGATCGCCCGGATGCCGATGGCGAGTTCATGCGGGCCGAGACCATCGAGAAGATGGCCTACGACTTCATGCGGGCCCAGAAGCTGGACGCGGTGGACACCCAGCACAATCAGGTCCAGCAGGACGGCTGCTGCGTCATCGAGTCCTTCATTGCCCGCAAGGGCGATCCCGACTTCATCCCCGGTGCATGGGTGGTCGGCATGCACGTCAACAACGACGAGCTGTGGAGCAAGATCGAGAAGGGCGAGATTGCCGGGTTCTCCATGGAAGCCATGGTGATCAAGGAGCCGCAGGAAGTCGAAATCGAGCTGGAGCCCATCCTCTGCGGCCTGACCTACAAGTCCGAGGACACCGACCACGTGCACAAGTTCGAAGTCGCCTATGACGAGCACGGGCGCTTCATCGGCGGCAAGACAGACTTCGTGAACGACCACTTCCACCTAATCCGCTCCGGCACCGTGACCGAGGCGGCAGGCACCCCAGCCCACAACCACCGCTTCTCCCACGTCGAAAATCTGCTAATTCGCTGAGCCAGTGCAACTGAATTGCACAAGCTCTGCTATAGTCGCGCTCATCCATAGATGGAGCGCGTCATGCTTGCAGGGGTTTTCAAGGGTGGTATCGCCAAGCGCAAGGATGTGAGTCCGGGCGAAGGCACCGGCCAGTACGGCAACGTCGCCTTTGCCGACCCCGTGAACAACAAGTACCCCATCGACACCGAAGAGCACATCCGGGCGGCGTGGAACTACATCCACAAGCCGCAGGACGCGGCCAAGTACAGCGCGGATGACGTGAGCGCCATCAAGTCGCGCATCGTCTCCGCGTGGAAGAAGACCATCGACAAGGCAGGGCCCCCCTCTGCCGCAGCCAAAGGAGAGACCATGAACCTTGCCCAAGTCTTCAAACCCACCGGAGCCCCGGTGCGCAAGTCCCAGCAGGCTGCCAAAGCCATGGTGCTGCGAAAGGTGGTCGCCAAATCCGACGCCCAGAAAAAGGTGGAAGACACCCGCTCGCTGGCCGGGGACCTCGGGGTTGCATCGGTGTTCCGGCGCAACGGCGGCGGCTCGGGCTGCTGATCCCGGGTGCAATTAACTTCAAAAAGTTATTGCAGAGCCTGAAAAGCTGAGCTACAGTCCGACCTCATCAATTCGACCCCGCCATGCCGACCATCAAGACACACGCGACCGAGATGAAGCACGCGACCGTGCAGCGCATCTCTTTGGTGTCCAAAGCGGCCAGCCGGATTCCCTTCCGCGTCATCAAAGAGGACCGTTCCATGACGAACCCGCTCAAGACCCTTGACCTCGCCCAAGTCTTCAAGAGCAAGAAGCCGGACCCGGTTCCCACGCTGGTCGGGATCGTGACCATGAAGGGCGACTCCTTCGAAGCGGTGAAGAAGGCTGCGGCCGACGCCGGTTTCAAGGTGGACGCCGTGATCGAGAACGAGGATGGCTCGGTGGTGCTGAAGCAGGCCGATGTCGCCGAGGGCGAGTCGGTGGTCGTGATCAAGATGTCCGACGCGCTGGCGGTCACGATGAAGGGCTTCTCGCCCTACGACATGATGTTCAACTCGGGTGACGTGTCGTTTGCCGACCAGTGCAAGGCCAACGGCTTCTACCCCGGCGTGTCCACCATGATGGACGTGCTCCAGCAGTCGGTGATGCAGGCGGCCTACAAGTCGGACTCCCCGGCCACTGCCGCCGACACCGTGTCCAAGATGTTCGATGAAGCCAAGGCATACGCCGTGGGCCTGCTGCAAGCGCTGCCCACCGCCGCCTTCAAGGCCGAGGCGAACGCCAACGGCTCCATGGCCGGTGTGCCCGGCACGCCCGGAGGCGAGCAGACCACGACCTCCAACCTCGGCGGCACCAAGGTCAAAGACCCGCTGGCTGGCGAGCTGCCCGGCTCCGAGAACTCCGCCACCGGCACGGGCGATGGCTCGCAAGTCGCCAAGGCCGATGCGGTCACGGGCGAGTGTGATCCCACGGGCCCGGCTGGCATGAAGGGCAAGAAGAAGACGCCTGCGGCCGGTACGCAGGAAGACGGCACCGGCAGCGGTGCTGCGGCAGCCACCTCCATGAAGGCCGCCCCGGAAGGCTCGGCCGAAGAGGAAGCTGCGGAGACTCCTGCCGAGGAAGCTGCGGAGAAGGCCAAGGCGAAGGCCAAGAAGGCGGATGGTGATCCCATCGCTGCCTTCGGCAAGCTGCTCGAAGACGGCCTGAAGTCTCTCGGTGCGCAATTCACGACCCAACTCACGGAATCCGTGGGGCAAGTCCAAAAATCCGTCGATGGCCTGAAAGGGCAATTCGAGGGCCTGTCCACCAAAGTGGGTGAGGTCGAAGGTGTCGCCAAGGCTGCTCAAGCGGCGGTCAAGGGGACTGTGTTGGGAGCGGATGCTGGGGCGGATGCCCACCAGACCACGCAGAAGTCGGACCAAGGCGGTTTCCGGGGTCGAGAGATCGACACGGCTTACGCCCCCCGCCGCCGCCCTGCTCGGTAACTGTTCAACCTGACCCTCTAGGAGAGACCCCAAATGGAAAATGCCAGCCTCGTCAAAAAGGCCGACATCGCCCTGTCCGATCTGTCTTCGTCTGGTGGTCTGCTGAATCCCGAGCAGACCGACCAGTTCATTCAGATTCTGATGGACAGCCCGACGATCCTCAATGCTGCGCGCATGGTCACCATGAACGCGCCGCAGAAGAAGATCAACAAGATCGGCTTCGGCTCGCGCATGCTGCGCGCCGCCTCCGATGCCACGGGCAACGGCCCGGACGGCGACTGGCTGCCTGCCACGTCCCGCTCCAAGCCGGACCTCGGCCAAATCCAGATGAACACCAAGGAAGTCATCGCGGAAGTCCACATTCCGTATGACGTGTTCGAGGACAACATCGAGGGCGGCAACATCACGGTGGCGATGGGCCAGTCCGCTGGCGGTCTGATGGACACCATCATGACCCTGATCGGTCAGCGCGTGGCGCTCGACCTCGAAGAGCTGGCGATCCTCGGGGACACGACCTCGGGCGACAGCTACCTCGCCCTCGTGGACGGCTACCTGAAGCTCGCCACGTCCCACGTGGTGAACGCGGGGGGCGCCACCATTGCGAAGGACATCTTCAAGGCGGCCATCAAGGCGATGCCTGACAAGTACCTGCGCCAACGCTCGGCGCTGGAGTTCTTCGTCTCGGTGGACAACGAGACCGAATACCGCGACACGGTGGCGAACCGCGTCACCGGCCTCGGCGACTCGGCCCTCGTCAACGCCAACGCCCTGTCGGTGTTCGGCTCCTCGATCAACGCCGCGCCGCTGATGCCCAACTCCAAGGGCATCTACACGAACCCGAAGAACCTGATCTTCGGTGTCCAGCGCCGCGTCAACATCGAGTACGACAAGGACATCCGCGCCCGCAAGTTCATCATCGTGGTGACGGCGCGCGTGGACTTCCAGATCGAGGAAACCGACGCGATGGTGCAGATCACCAACATGGGCTGATGAGGCCACCCCGGGACAACCCGGGGACCTCTGAACCCGTAAGCAAACGAGGGGGCCCATGCAACGGCCCCCTTTTTTCTTCCAACCCACCATGAGAGAGAAGTGCCATGTCTGAATTCGTCAACGTCAAGCTCGCCGAAGGCTCCAGCTACACCACGCTCACGCGGTCGTTCCGCAAGGGCGAGGTCTATCGGCTGCCCGCCCGTGAGTGGGACAAGCTGAAGTCGGCCACGCACCCGGTGACGGGCAAGGCCGTGTTTGCCACCACGGACGACGAGCACACGGCCGAACAGGGCGAGTCCACCGAACGCGCCGATGTGGTCAAGGGGGGCGGCATCACGATTAGCCACAACCCGCCCAAGGGCATGACGCCAGAGCAGATGGACAAGGCTGGCCTGCATGCCTTTGCCGCCCACGCCCGCCGTGACAGCCATCCGCAGGACGTGGACACGGGCGCCGACATGGTGGGCAAGGCCGAGGCGGAGGACTACCAAGGGCCGTCCGGCCATGATGGTCTGGACGACGATGACGAGGTGACGGTGGGTGAGGCCCCGGCGCCGGTCTCGACCGCTACCCCGGCCCCTGCTCCCAAGGGCAAGGTGGTGGTGCGCCCGGGCCCGCGCAACAGCGCGCTCAAGGACAAGCTGGGCGGCAAGCCCGGCGACGTTGTGAAGGTGTAATGCCATGGCGGACGCCAAAGCCCTCTCCCTGCTCGACACCTCCGACGTGCATGAGGCGATGGGGTCCGACCCCAAGCTGCTCGCGCAGGTGACGCCTTCCTTCGAGTCGGCCATCACGCGCGCCACCATCAAGCTCCAGACCGTGTTGGACACGAGCCTGAAGCCCCTGTCCAACACCGACATCTTCCGCGTGGAGACGTGGAATCCGGTGCCGCTGGATGGCCTGATGAAGCTGCGCCTGAGGAACGGACTGGTGCGCCGCGACCAGCCCATCACCATCACGTGGGCGAGCGAGGTCGATGGCGACTACGAGAGCATCGACAACACGGTGGTGGACTACGAGAAGGGGTTCGTTCGGGTGCCGCAGTGGACGCCGCAGGGCCGCTACTCCAGCCTGTCGTTCTACCGGGCACAGGCCAAGGTGGTGATGCCCTTCTACGTCAAGGTGCAGTACGCCAGCGGCCTGATCGAGGGCGTGGACAAGGTGGACGACTGGGAGAACCTGCGGCAGGCGATCCTGTGCTTCGTGCCGGGCTTCATCATGTCCACCGCCGAGGCGAGCGCTGCTTCGCCCAAGATCATGTATGCGGTGATGGCAAAGCAAAAGCTCCAGTCCGACGCCGCCGACGACATGCTGCGTGACTACATGCGCACGTTGGCACCCCACATCCGGCCCCTGTCGCACGAGCAGAGCACGCTGCAACTGCCCTGATGGCAACGCCAATCCTCAACATCGAGGTCGATGCCTCGGACCTTGACGACATCCTCTCCGGCTCGGCGCTGGAGGGCAAGGCGGCCGAGGCCATCTCGCAGTCCACGGCGATCCTGCTCAATCGCATCCGCGAGCGCTTTCTGGCGCAGACCGACCCCGATGGGGTGGCATGGGTGCCTTCCAAAGCGGCCCTGCTGCGTGAGAAGCAGAACCGAGGCGGCGGCACCCTGTACGACACCGGCAACCTCTTTCACTCGATACAGCTTTATTCCGTCAGCCCGCTGGAGCAGGCCATCGGCACCGACGTGCCCTACGGCCAATACCACCAGTTCGGCACCCAGCGCTTGCCAGTGCGCGAGTTCCTCGGCTTTTCCAAGGACGACGAGGAGCTGGTGCTGGCGGTGATGGTGCGCAAGATCAAGGAGCTATTCCCATGACATCCGTGGTGGACCTCACCAACGACCTGCTGACCAAGTGCCAGACCGTGGCCCAGTTCAAGAACAAGGCGGTCCTTGTGTATGGCGTGGACGACCTGATGGCGGCCATCAAGAACCTGCGCCCGGCCGTGGGCATCCTGTACGAGGGAGCGCGCAGCCTGCCGCAGGCGCAGGGCAGCGAGCGCATCGGCATCTCGGGCGAAGCGGTGTTCTCGCTCATTCTCGTGGCCGAAGCCACCGTGCTGTCACAGGCCGCTGAAATCAAGGCCCCGGCGCACGTTCATCTGGACAACCTGCGCCAAGCCATTCAAGGAACCCGGGCCGTGCACGGTCACAAATGGCGCTGGGTACTCGAAGCGCCTGCCGCGCAGAAGAACGCCGCCGCTGTTTGGGTGCAACGCTGGGCGGTGCCGGTCCAAGTGGTCCCGGCGCCCGGCGCCAGCATGCAGTGAAGATTTGAAATTACTTGCACTGAGTTCAAACTCAGCTATACAATCCACCGCGAACTCAGCCGTTCGGCTTTGTCAACCCCATAGGAGCCCTCAATGTCTCTGAACACGCTGCCCACCTCCGCTCAGGCATTGCTGAGCAACCCGAAGGGCCTGCTTGCCGACCTGAAAGAATTCCAAGGCCGCACCATGACGGTGGTGGCTGGCGCAGCGGCTGGCACGAAGCTGAACGTCGCGGCCATGCGGGTGGGCGACACGCTGCACAACGCCATCGTCTACACCGACGCGGGCGGCGCGATTGCCGACGACGCGGCCAACATGACGATTCAGGACACGCACGCGAGCGGCACCATCACCATCTCCGGTGATCCGGTGGCTGGTGAGACGGTCACCGTCAACGGCAACGTGTACACGTGGCGTGCGGCCCCGACCAAGCTGAACGAAGTGCTGATCACGGCGGGCAACGACACGACCATGGCGACGGCGCTGGCAGCGGCCATCAACGCCTACGAAGGCCGCTACGAGTCGCAGCTCAATGGCGATGGCTGGCGGACCCCGGCCGTGGCCGCGACCTCGGCGCTGGGCGTGGTCACCGTCACCGCCCTTGCCGATGGCACGGCAGGCAACGCCATCACGCTGACCGAAGCCTCCACCAACGTCGCCGTCTCTGGTGCCACGCTCGCGGGCGGCACGGCCACGGGTGGTGTCAAGTCCACGACCAACCTGTCCGGCACGCACGTGCTGCTGGTGTGGACCAACAAGGACAACGCTTAACCCCGCCGATCCCTCGGCATCTTCAACCTGAAACTGCAAGGAGCTTCTGATGTCTACTTGGGACGGCAACAACTACTACTACTCCGGGCAAGGGGTGGTGCTGATCGGCCCGCGCGACACGCTGGGCAAACCGGCTGGCCTGATGGCTATCGGCAACGTGTCCGACCTCAAGATCACGGTGGCAACTACCGTCATCGAGCACAAGGAGTCCCAGACCGGCCAGCGCGGTATCGACCTGCGCCTCCAGACGGAGACGAAGGCCAACTTGTCGTGCACGATGGAGCGCTTCGATTCGGCCAACCTCGGGCGTGCCCTGCGCGGTACGGCCACCAAGGAGACAGGCGGCTCGGTGACCGGCGAGAGCATCGTCTTCAACGGCATCGGCACCGTGGTCCCGCTGGCCCACGTTAAGGTCTCGGCGGTGACGGTCACCGCTGGGTCGGCCCTCACGCTGGGCACCGACTACGCGCTCAACGCCGACGCGGGCTCCATCGAGTGGCTGTCGTCCACGGCTACGCAGGCAATGACGGCGGGCACCACGACGGCGACGGTGGATTACACCTACGCCACGCAGTACCTGATCGACGCGCTCACCCAGCCGCTCACGGAGTACTGGATGCGTTTCGAAGGTCTGAACACGGCGGACGGCAACAACCCCGTGATCGTGGACATCTTCAAGTTCTCCGTGGACCCGCTCAAGGAGCTGGCGCTCATCTCCGACACCATCCAGCAGTTCGTGCTGGAAGGCTCGGTGCTGGCCGATCCGCTCCAGACCACGGGTTCCAAGTACTTCAAGGTCGTGGAACTGCGCTGATCGGGTGCCTGACCGAAAAGCCGGGGGAGGCAGCAATGCCTCCCCTTTTTCGAAGTGAGTTGAGCTGAGATGTAGGAGAGACGCCGTGAGCAAGATTCTTCTGACGGACCTCTTTCCGCTGCGTGCGGAAGTGGAGCTGGTCCAAGAGAAGCCCAAGATTCCGATCCGCCCCCTGCCGCTGGAAACCATCGTCCTGCTGCTGGCGAACTACAAGGACGGCATGCTGGCCCTGTACAACGAGAGCCAGAAGGACAACCCCCAGTACGAAGCCCTGCTCGTCGCCTTGCCCGAGCTGGTCGCAGACGTGATCTGCGCCGGGGCCGACGATCTGAAGGACCAGCGCGAAAGCGTGATGCTGCTGCCCCCGGGCCCGAAACTGCAACTGCTTGCAGCGATCTGGGAGCTGTCGGTGCCGGACCCAAAAAAGCTGATCGAGTCCTTGTCAAGATTGATGGCTCAGGCAAGGCGACTCGTGGAAACCCAGCAAAGGGCCATCCCCGAGCAACCAACCTCCCCGACCGATACCTCCGACTCTCCCACGTAGAACGGTTCCACCGGGACCTCGCAGAGCAGGTGGACGAGCTGGTCGGTCTTGGGCACAGGCCCGCCGACATCGCCACCTACACGCTGCGCCAGATTCGCTCGTACATCGAACTGGGGTCCCACCGGGAGAAAGCAGCTCATCAGGTGATGGTGTCACTGATGAGGTCGGCGTATCATGCCGATAAGGATCAGTTCAAGAAGCTGATGTCCTCTTTTGGAGATTGATGTGGCCGACGCCAACCTGCGAATTCTCATCACTGCTGTCACCGAGGATGTCAAGAAGTCCCTTGCTGACCTGAAGAATGAGTTCGCCAAGTTGGCCGATGCCGTCAAGGCCATCAACACCGGGGACTCTAGCCAGATCGCGGCAGCGATGGAGGCCCTTGGCGATGCCGTCAGCCAGACTTCGACGGCCCTCGACCAGAACACCAACGCCGCCAATAAAAACTCCGAGGCCAACCAGCATGCCGCCGACGCGGCCAACAAGCATGCGGAGGCTCACAAGGCTGCGCACAGTGTCTTCGGCCAGACCCTCGAACAGCTCAAGCGCATGGGCGAGGCCATCGAGCACGTAGCTTCCGTCGTCAAGCTGCTCTCAGGGGGGTTCCTTGCCTTCGAAGCCATCGGCATGGTCAAGGAGATTGCCGATACCGCAGCGCGCGCCAACACCCTTGCGCTGTCGATGGAGACGGTGGGCAACAACGCCGGGTACACCACCAAGGAGCTGCGCGATACCGACAAGGAGGTCCAGAAGCTGGGCATCACGGCGGAGTCGTCCCGCCAGTCCATCACCAAGCTGCTTCAGTCCGGGCTGTCCCTGAATTTTGCCCAACCGCTGGCCCGCGCTGCACAGGACTTGGCCGTCATCTCGGGCCTGAACTCGTCGGATACCTTCAGCCGTCTGGTGGACAACATCCAGCAGATGGACACGCTGGGTCTGCGGTTCATGGGCATCATCATCGACCGTGAGCAGGTCATGGCGCGGGCCCAGCAAGAACTAGGCACCGCGATCACCGGCAACCTCGCCAAGACCGTGCTCGCCAACGCGGTGCTGGCGGAGTCCGCCAAGCTCACCGGACTGTACGAAGTCGCCATGACCAGTGCGGGCAAGGCGCTCACGTCCATGCCCCGGTACGTGGAGAACTTCAAGGACGCGCTGGGTCAGTCGCTGCAACCTGCCTACCTCCAGCTCATTTTGGGCACGCAGGAGGTGCTGAAGGCCCTCACCGAGCTGATCGAAGCGTTCCATGAGGCCCCGGTCAACGCCGAACTGTTTGGCGAGTCAATGTCCGATGGCTCCGGACAGCTCACGGGGCTGGCACAGGCCATCAAGGAACTCGCGGATCACATCAAGGAATTCATCGAGTACCTTGCCCAACATACTGGCGCAATCAAGGAGTTCTTCTCCATCCTCGGGGACGTGGCAAAGATCAGTGCCTTGGTTCTCGGTTTCAGTTCCCTGAGAAACATCTTTCTCGCCCTCGTCCCCAGCGTGGAGGGCGCGACGGCAGCCGGTCTCTTCTTGGGCCAGATGCTCACCAAGTGGGGTCCCATCACCGGCATCGTCATCGCTGGCCTGCGGGGAATAGTCACTATCCTCACGAGGCTGGTGTCCGGTCCGATTGGGTGGGCCTTGACCGCGTTCACGGCCCTGCAAATCGTGATGGGGCTGTTCGGCTCCAAGTCGAAGGACGCGGCCAAGGAAGGTGCCCAGTCCGCCGACGAGCTGGTTGCCAGCTACGACTCGGCGCTGAAGAAGCTGGAGCAGTTGCAAAAGCAGAGTGTTGCGGCGCAGAACGCGCTGCGGATTGCCAGCAACAAGCAGGCGGCGGCAGCGGGCAAGGGCCCCGACGAGCAGGCCAAGGCCAAGGCGGAGGCCGACGCCGCCAAGAAAATTGCTGACGACCTGAAGAAGCAGTATGAAGCTCAGATCAAGGTCGTCAATGACCTCCAGAACCAACTGAAATACAGCAAGGAGCTGGCTGACCGTCCCGACCTGAAGAAGCACATCGAGGAAGAGACCAAAGCGCACGCGGCCAACGCTGCGGCCATCCAAGCTGAAATCGACCGCCTGAATGCGCTGGATGAGGCCCTGAGAGCCGCAGGCTCTTCCTATTCGAAGTACGCCACAGGTGTCTCCCAGCAGACGAACATCCTTGCTGGTGCTGTGGACCGGGCGCTGGCTGGGCTGGGCAAAGTTGAAGGGGAGAACATCAATGCCCAGATCGCGGAGACGCTCTCCATCTTCGAGAAGGAAGCCGCCTCCGTCAACACGGACCAAGGGCTGGGCACCCTGCGGGCGTCCTCCAAATCCATCATCAAGGAGGTCGGCAAGACCGGCATAGATGTCTCCCACGCGGTGGACGCGGCGATCACGGCCACCGAAGAGAGGGTGCGCAAGGCCAACTTCGAGGGTGCCAACGGCGGTGCGCAAGCCCTTACGCAAATCCGCGAGAACCTGCGCCGTGAAGGTGAAGAGCTACGCAACAAGTTGCTGGCCGACGCTGAGACCAAGAAGGGCGCTGCACAACAACAAGAGCTGATCGACAAGGCTTTTCTCGACCGAGGTTTGCTCAACCTTGAAACGTACTACGGCACCAAGATCAAGCTGGAGAAGGAGGCGGCTGAAGCCTCGATCAAGGCACGTCAAGCGGATCAAGCCAATCTTCTGAAGTCCATTGCCATCGAGCCGGACCAGAACGAGAAAGCCAAGCTCCAGAGCAAATACGACCTCGAACAAAAGCGCATCAACACCGCGCTTGATCAAGCGGCCTTGGCGACTCTGCGCGATCAGATCGCGTTGGAAACCACGCGGCTGAATCTGCTGCGCGAGGTGGACAAGATCAAGTCCACGTACAACAGCAAGACCGGCAACGAAGAACTCGCCATCGAGCAGGAGTCCAACGCGGCCCTGCAAGCGCAGATCGAGAAGTACTCCCAGCTCTCCGGGGTGGAAAGGGACGAGGCGATTGCCATCGCCAAGAAGTCGGCAGAGCTGGACAAGCAAGACAAGCTGCTGGACCTGCAACTCCAGAAGATGCAGCGCGAGCACTCCTTGGCCTCGTCCCTGCTGGACCTTGAAGAGTCGCGCATCCAAGGGGAAATCGACCATGGCAACCTGACCTCGGTGGAGGGTGACCGCGCCCAAAACGAGTTGATCCGCCAGCGCATCGACCAGCTCGGCACGGAAATCGAGAAGTACCGCGCCGTGCGTGATGCCGCCGCTGCGGCCAACGACACCACCAAAGCCAACGAGATGGCGCAGAAGATCGTTGAGACCGCCAAGGCGGCTCAAGACCTCGCCAACAAGTGGAAGGACGTTGCCGACGAAATCCGCAAGGGCTTCACCGACGCCATCACCAGCAACTTGGAGGCCATGCTCAATGGCACCAAGTCGTTCAAGGACGGCATCAAGGGCATCTTCAAGGACATCCAAGGCACCATCAATCACCAGATCGCCAAGGACTTCGCCGAGAGCATCACCAAGAGCATGAAGGGTGATGGCGACGGCAACGACCTGTTTAGCTGGCTCGGCAGCCTGCTCGGCGGCAGTGGTGCGAAGCCCAAGGTGCCCGGCCTGAAGCCCGGCGAAGACAAGCTGCCCAACGTCAAGGCCAAGCCGGAAGAAGTGCTGGCCGAGAGCACGGCGCAGATCAAGAACCGTCTGGACGAGCTGGTCAAAGCCTACCAGCAGAACGTGCAGCAACTGCAAAACAGCTTCATGGAGCTGGAGAAGCAGGCCAACGACTTGGCTGACGCCTTCGCCAAGGCACATCCCTCGACGCTTCCCTCCACGTCGTCCAACGTGCGTTCTGGCAGGAACCCCGGCGACTTCGGCAGCGACACGTTCAACGTCCGGGGTTTTCGCAACAACAATCCCGGCAACCTTCAGGCTGGCACAGGTTTCGAGGGCGAGACCGGCTCCGATGGCCGCTACGGGGTGTACGACACGGCGGAAAACGGCATCCGCGCACTCGCCAAGAACCTGATCGCCGCGCAGGACAAGCACCAGCGGGATACGGTCAAGGACATCATCTCGGCCTACGCCCCGGCCAAGGAG